TCCTAACTAATTTAGAGTTCCAAGCGTGACGGCAATGGTTAATGTGAACGTCGGTGTCAGGTATAGTGTACCACCCACCACGTTCCTTCCAAACGTCTCTATCTACACGGCTTGAAATCGTGTCTATTTCTGTACGTGTGTAATATCTATTTAACCCTATCAATTGTCTACAAAAGTCACGACTTGTATCTATCAATTCAGGTTCACCAGTAAAGGCAGCGTCTAAACCATACTCGTATCTTAACTCGATTTGAGTGTCTACTGATTTAGAAAGTTCACGTGTACCTTTTGTTGAAGTTGAAAGTTTGCCATTGTCTGAATTAATTAAGCCATCGTCAATCATTTGAGTGATTGCATCCATTACCTTTTGTGCGTCGATGTTAACGTACTTTGCAATTTCGCCTACTGTTATACCATCGTTTGCATTTAAGATTTGTAGAATGGCAGTTTCACTTGCAGTTGCAAATTCAAACTTACAAAGTTCATAGTCATTCTTTGACACCCCACACTCAGCAAATAAATTTAAAACATCTTGGTCGCTTTGCTTTTTAGACATTGCAACTTCTTCTACAATGGCAAAACCTAATTCTTTGCGAACTTCATTTTTGTCAAGAATACCTTTTTCAAATAGTACAATATAATCTTGTCCAATTGGTGGCTTGTTAGTAGTTTTTATTTTAGCGTCAGCCATATATTGAAATACCACATTAAAAGAGGAATCTTTTATTTTTTGGCGTGGTTCAATGTAAGAAGTTTGGAACAACTCGTAACCTTCTATAATCTCATTACGCTGACCTAATGTTCCAGGTGTTGCTATTCCAAAAATAACGGGTGTGCTTACTCGGTGACCTACAAAGATTTCTTCCTGAACTTGGTCGTTCAGTTGTTGAAATTGTTTGTCAAAGTCAGACGGTTGTAAGTTGGTAATTTCAGCGGGTTTTTCGTTCTGCTCATTATACATAATGATTAACCCACCACTTTCTTCAGCTTCTGCACCTTGATAGTTCTTTTTGAACCTACGTTTGGCAATTCGCATTTCTTCGGGCGTTGGTTGTCCCTTAAACATTTGAATTACTGTCTGTGCAAAAAACCCGTTTTTGATATTACTCAAATAATAGTTACCTATCTCTACGTCTATCTCTATATACTTTAAAGCACCTATATAAGATGGCAAAGGGTATTTTCCCTGACCAGCACGATACATTTTAAACGCATATACTTGCTTATTTTCCCTTGTTGTAGGGTTAAATAAAGGATATTCAATTACGGCTTCACGGCTATTTGACCAATCTTCTGAGTAATACGCACAATCTTTGCCTAATCTAACATTCTGAAATGGCAAATGATAAAGTTCTGCTATCTCTGTTTTGGCTTTATTCCAAATAACTTCAATATAATAGCCATCAAATAGTTCAAAATCTTGTGAAATCTTGGTATTAAACGACTCGTAATCTTCAAATGCATTAATATTTCTTAACTTCTCAAATGCTTTTGCCTTGTTTATCGTGTCATCTGCATAAATTTCAAATGATTCACCCGCAATATAAGATGATTTTTGGTTAACAATAGCGTTATGCTTAGGGCTTTTGTTGTAAAGGTCAATCAATTTTTGAGGGTATAAGTTATCCTCACCAAAAGTTGTAAACCCTTTTGTTTTATTTTCTTTAAATGTAGGCAAAGAAATACCAGCAAAAGAAAGTCTATCGAGTGCGAACTTATTATTTTCCATTGTTTCCAAATTTATCTACGCTTGTGAATCCCAATGTTAGAATAACAACCCACTCTACGCTTTCAATTAACTTATCGGTGTTGTGGTAAACCATAGCCCCTATCAAAGCAAAGCCACCGACAATGCCTATCACTCTTTTTGAACTAAATTCACCTTTATCACCTTTGAAGATTTCAAATATTTTCATAATTCGTTTGTTTTTTTTATGTAGTAACGTATAGCAAATAAGCCTGAAATGATTGCTACTAAACCAGCCAATGCAGAAATGATAGGTTGTGCCGTTGTGCTAATGGATGCAAAGGCACTCACTACTGATATTATGCTGCTCGAATCGGCTGCCGTGTCGTTAAATTTTGTCATTGTGGGAATATAGGGCTTGGTTTAGGTATGTATTCGCCCGTTGGCAAATCTAAAATAAATGCCCACTCAGTAGCTTCAATTTGTGATTTGTCTTGGTCTGATAAAAACAAAAACCATATATCGTTAATGTCTTGTACGCAGTTGAAAAATTCATAAGGCGTGTAAAATTGACCTTGTACTTGGTCGTAGTTTTCTGTAGTTAAAATGTATCCTATCATACGTTACGTGATAAAGTTGTTTGAAAAGTTTGAACATTTGTATAAAATGCTGCTGCTTGAGTGTCGGTTAAGCCGTCTCCGATTGATGAGAATGCGTTTTGTCTATCTGAAAATGCTACCGCCGTTCCCGCCGCATTCCCACCCGCACCAAGAATGATTTGACTTGTGTTAATTGTTCCCGATGCAACTGTTTTTGTTGTCAAAGTGCTATTTTTGAAATTTCGTGTTCCTGCACTTGATACACGATTTGCCAAATACCACCCTTGACTATTTGTATTTGCAACCGTTGCCGATGAGCCATCAAAAACCCTAAAATATGCTTCGTCTAAAAATCTTGGATAGATATTAAATTGGTCGTTAGCACCCGCAACACCATCTTGTATTACAGATATATCACATCTTAATCCTATTGAGTTAGTCCTAAGATAAACACTGATTGATGCGTTATTCAAAGATAAGTTTGCACTTGGAGTTAATCCCGTATTCATATACGCACTCGTTCCGTTTGGCGTTGCCCCCGTACTTGCAAAAGTCCAACCACTTGTAAACGTACCCGTAAATGAAGATGATTTAAGGTTCTGAGCACACGCTGCTGCTGAACTACCTACCATTGGATAAATGGCTTTCATAAGTGTCCACAAAGAATTGGCTTTTAAATCGATTACCAATTGATTTACGGCAGTTTTTTCGGTAGTTGTAAGCGTACCACCAGCAGTAGTTACCCTATCGAAATAGGCTTGTGCGTCTGCGTCAAACCCACCCGAAATACTGGCATTACCTACAACAACACCTAATCGAACACCAAACATTACTCGTTGTATAATACGATTGAACCGCTTGTTAACGTAATTGACGTGATGATTTGTTCTTCAGGCAAAGTGATAAAAATACCTTGCTTTAAAGTGACACCAGTTAAACCAAGTTGTGTCATTAACGATGTACCATCAAAAGAAATCGCAGATACTACTGCATCGCTATTAACGACAAAGCCCCTAAATCTTCCCGTGTTTGCTGATGTATTACTGATTACTTTGCAACCAGTAAAACCAGCCATAAATTCGTTTGAGTTACTCATATTTTTTCTATTTAATTTTTTATACTGAAGTTATTGTTTCCCACGCTGATGCAGTCCTTACACAAAGTTTGTTCAAAGTTGTATCATAAACCATCAAACCAGCTGCTGGTGATGCTATTGCGTTTTTTTGTGTTGTGGTCATTCTTGGTAATAGGAATCCTTTTGTTGTGCTTGATAGGTCTAATTGAGCAGAAGCATTGGGTGAAAATGTACCAAAAGAACCGACTCCCGTTGTTAATGTTTGTCCGTACGCATAGTAATTATTTGCAGATAAATTGCAAAAATTACTATCATCTGCCAACTTAAAATCAATACCCGCTGCGTTTCTTTTTATTGCTGGAAAACTTGCAGTTGTGCCACCTAATTGTAATCTATTAAAACTTGTTTCCGCATCATTAAAAAATGTTACATTTCCATCAGATGGAGATTTTATAGTCAATCTTGAAGCAATTTGTAAATAACCTGCACTATTAGCCGAGAAACCATTACTATTTACTACGAGTTTTGCGGTAAGTGCACCATTATCTTTTAATGATAAAGTTTCAGTTCCTCCACTATCCTGAACCAATAAAGAATTAGTTGCCGAGGTTGTACCACTACCTTTAATTTGTATAGTTGATGTAGGCACATTTGTACCAACTCCTAATCGATTATTCGTATCGTCAAAAAACAAATTTGCAGCATCACTTGCAAAGGCAGTACCATTGCTAAATTGAATTGCACCAGCAACTCCACTCGGTGTTGCACCTACAACAATATTCCCACTACCTAATATAGAAGTAGAATTAATTGTCTTAATATTGGTTGCACTTACAAGGGTCGCTTGTTTACCATCTAATGCCGTTTGTGTAGCCGTTGAAACTGGTTTGTTTGCATCGGTTGTATTGTCAACATTATTTAACGCTAATGCACTTTTTAAAGCCGTAGGCGTTATTTTTTTAGTTTCACCTACCGAAGTGTCAACAATAGGAAATAAATCCGTAGCATTGTCTACAGTTGCAATAGTTGTTAATTGACTTATTTTTTGGTCTGCCATTATATTATTATTTTATCGTTGTTTTCTAAAAGTAAAAAATCACCATTTTCAAGTAATATTTGGAATACACTTTCAGGTGATTCCACTTCATATATTTTTTCGTTTAAATCTACTTGGTATTCAGTCGTTGCAATAGTGCCTAACATCAACTTAAATATGCCTTCCTCTACAAGTTCATTTGCAAGTAATGGGTTTAAATTGACATTTGATGTTTGAGCATAGATTTTGTATTCATACTCACCAGCATCGGCAGTAAATGTAGTGCCTTCAACAACTGCAAATTTATTGTATCGTTCAGTAAATGCCGAAATATCGGTC